AACAGGAGCAGTTTACGCACCATATGTACCATTGATTATGACTCCATTAGTTTATGACCCAACTAACTTCACTCCAAGAAGAGGTGTTATGACTAGATACGCTAAGAAAATCGTAAGACCAGAATTCTACGGTAAGATTATCGTTGAAGGTTTAAACACTTTATAATCTTTGAGTAGATTGGATAAGTAATAGACTTACAATAAAAATAAAAGGGGAGAGTAGAAATACTTTCCCCTTTTTTTATTTTAATATAATATTTATTTGTATATGAAAACACACGTTCCTGGCCACGCCGATATTATATTCAAAGCATGGGATTTGAATGAGCATGATATTTACACAATTCGTGATGGTTCATATGTATTGATTAGAAATTACGATGGACAATTTGGATATGTAAAGATACAAGATTTCAGTAGTGGATTATTGGGATGGGCAAGATATGATGATACACAATATACAACATCATCAGCATTTACCGCAAGTTATACAAATGGGGAATATACTTTACCAAACAATGCTGGTAATACGATAGAAACACACTTACATTCTACTATTTCATTTTATGATGCATCGACCCAAAAAGTACAAGTTGAAAACAATGCAGATGTTTACATGTGTACTGTTACTTTTAAAGCAAAAACTCCAAATGCAAATGCATGTCATATGAGATTACAAATGGATAGTACCGGTACAACCCCATATGAAAGAGTTGGTAAAGATTTATTTTTTGGTAAAGGAAATGATGAATGGCATGAATTTCACGAAGTTTTTCAATATTATTCGGATGCAGATTTTCTAGCAAATGGTAATAGATGGAAAATTGAAGCAGTTGGTGCAAATGCTTATATTGCAAATGTCATTATATTTATACAACGAACACAAAATCATAGAACATTATAATAAAGAGAGTAGTTTTATCTACTCTTTTTTTATTCTTATATTTATAGTAGTAAAACTATAAATTTTAGATATGTCCCTAAACTTAAAATGGCCAGGTAGTGGTTCAGCTATATCGGGTTCAACTCCATTTGGATTGTACGATAATGATATAGATTTCAGAAATGACGGCCCTAAAACGGCAACATGGGTTGCAAAACGATTGGGATATCCAATTGTTGATGTAGAATTATTGGATGAACAAATATATTCTTGTTTTGAAGAATCCGTTTCAGAATATTCAGCACAAGTAAATCAATTTAATCTTCGTAATAATCTTGACATTTTAAGAGGTCAACCAAAAGGTAAGGTTGCAAATTATTCGCAAACACTTGTAGATGGTTCATTTTTACCAACAACAGTCCGTATGGCCCAACAATATGGTACATTAGCTGGTGTTGGTGGTTCGACTGCAATTAAAAAAGCATATATTGATTTAATACCAGGTCAGCAAAAATATGATATAATAACATCGGCAGTAGATGTGGAATTATTGGCGGCATCTGGAAGTGTATCGGCATCATTTTCAACATTATTTACAGGTAGTTCTACGATTGATGTGACTAGAGTATTTCACGAAGCAACTCCTGCTATTGCACGTTTCTTTGACCCGTATTCGGTTGGTGCACAGGGTACATTGAATTTAATGAGTGAATTGGGATTTGGTCAATTTTCACCCGCAGCACAATTCTTAATGATGCCTCTTTATGAAGATGTTTTAAGAATGCAACAAATTGAATTTAATGACCATATAAGAAAATCTGCACACAGTTTTAATATTGTAAATAATATATTAGAAATATTCCCAATACCAACTACTGGTACATTAGGTAGAATATATTTTGAATATATGAGTAGAGATGAATTTGAACATGATTCACAAACCATTCAAGCTGATTCACTTTCTGACTATTCTGACATTCCATATGATTTTATTCAATATTCAAATATAAATGATGTAGGTAAACAATGGATTAGAAAATATACATTAGCATTATCAAAAGAATTATTAGGTGCAATTAGAGAAAAATATAACTCTATTCCAATTCCAGATGGTGAAGTTAGTTTAGATGGTGCTGCATTGAGAGCAGAAGCACAGGTAGAAAAAGATGCACTAATAGACCAATTAAGAGGTAATTTGGAAGAAATGAGTAGAAAAAATGTGATGGAAAATAAAACACATGAATCCAATCACCACCAAGAAATGTTAAGAAAAGTTCCTTTAAAATTATATGTAGGATAATATGCCAAAATTTATATCCAATAGAGATGTTAGTTTCTTCAAAAGTATAGCTAGAGAACTTGTAGATACTGTTATACAAAATACCTGTGTTTTATTTAAAATTAATATAAATGAAACCAAAGTAAATTTGTATGGTGAAGCTATGAATAAGACCTGGTATCCTGGTGTAGAATTATATACCTTAATTGCAAAAGAACCACGTACAGTTCAATACGAAGGATTTGGTGCAGACACTTCTCAAAATATAGAATTTCGTTTCGACAGATATATGTTAGAAGAAAAGGAAACATATCCAGAAATTGGAGATGTTATTTATTTTGACAATTCATATTATGAAATCGATAATGTAAACGAATCACAATTTATAGGTGGTAATCCATTTTTAACGGATGATTTGGAATCTGATTTTAGTAGAAATATGAGTGTAATATGTTCTACATTTATGGTTTCTAAATCTAATTTAAACATAGAAGAAAGAGTTAAATAATTATGTCTACAAATCCATTAAGGCCTGATTTAAATAGAGCCAACGAAATAAAGTCTACAAAAGGAGATTTGAAACAGAGTATATCTTTGTTTGATATAGACTATGCAATGATGACATATTTGGAAGATACCGTTTTACCAAATATAAACGATAATGGTAAAGCATTAAAAATTCCAGTTATTTATGGTAATGCGGAAAGATGGAAAGGTGCAAGAAGAGATGGGATTTTTAGAGATAATAAAGGTAAAATTCAATTACCTCTATTAATGATAAGAAGAACATCTATAACCAAAGATGAAACAATGTCAATGCCAAATAGACATGTATCATATCAGGGTGTTACAAAATACTCAAAAGATAATCGATATGATAGATTTAATTTATTAGGTAAGTCGGTAAATCCAAAATATGAAATTTACAAAATAACAATGCCAGATTATGTCGAAGTAAACTATGATTGTATGTGTTGGACTTCGTATACCGAACAATTGAATCAGGTAATTGAACAATTAAATTTCGCATCATCATATTGGGGAGATAAAGAAAAGTTTAAATTCAGAACATCGGTAGGTGAATTCAATGTTGTAAATGAGGTAGGAGAAGGAACTGAAAGAATTAATAGAGTTGAATTCTCATTAAATGTTAAAGCATATTTACTTCCTGAAAAATTTGATGGTGAATCTCCTATTAAAAAATTTATATCAACAAAAAGAGTTGTAGTTGCAACGGAAACGGATGTAACTGGAAATGGCAGATTAGAAGGTATGTTAACCACACCATCACCATACTATGATAATAAGGATTTGATTGATTTCTTATCACTAAATAATAGTAAATCGGAAAATCCTGTAACCAACAATACAATTATATTCTCAGGAATAAAATTAATAAAAGCACCCGCTGCACTTGTATCGGTGGTGACCGGAGGTCTAAATGTTGGTGGAGAATCGTATGATATTAAAGTTTACATAAATGGTGTTAGATATTATCCAACTACACATTTTGGATTTGCTATAACCGGTACATCTTTAACTATTAATTTTTCAGCAGCTAATTTGGGATTCGATGTTACATCAACGGATGAAATTGCAATAACTGGTAAATTTATAGATTTATAATGAAACGAACATTATTAGATATAACACAAAAAATAAGTAGAAAAGTAAATAAAACTATTTTATCTCCAAAAGATTTAAATAATTCTACTTATTATATTTTTGAAGCAAAAGGTTGGAGGTTTGTAGAAATATTAAGAGAAATTGAATATAGAACAACACAAGATAGATTGTCAGTCTATATAAATACACAGGGCATTAATGCCAGAGATTATATAGTTGAACAAAATGGAAGTGGGTTATTTATTAAATTTATAAAATCTAACTTCGAATTTGAATTAGACAATGACGATTATATTGAAATAAAAGGTGATATAGAAAGATATGCTTAATAGATTTAGTTCAAATACGAAAAAATTAAATAGGATTCTTCCAAAAATAAATCCCAATAATTTAAATGATGATTTATACATCACAGGTAGTTTATTAAACATTGAAATTCCAAATGCAACAAAATTTCAATCTAAAACAAAATCAAATCCAAATTCAACAAAACTGGTAAATAACAAAACAACAATATATAATTTTCATCAAGAAATATTACAATTCGGTGCAAGACAAGTTAGTAGAACGATTGATGAATTTGATAATGTAAATAATACATTGACAATATACAATGTTCATACTGATTATGGAACCGAAGGCGCGTCACCTGAAAATTTTGAAGTATTGGTTTATGGTTTACATATTCCTGGAGACTATACGATAGAAGATATTGGAAACAATGTAGTAATTGCATTGGGTGGGGAATATATTGACTTTGATAATGTAACAATAAATGATATTTATGTTATAGGCAAATTGGTAGATGTTCCAATTGCTGCAGAAAATGACACAATATTATCAACTGAAAACGATTTAGACTTAATTATATAAAATGGCAAATGTAAGAAAAAAGATATCGGAATTAACGGCACTAACATCGGCATCATTGGATACGGTAATAGTTGGTGTGGACAATGGAACAACCTATAAAATAGAATTGGATGTTCTAGCGGATACAGTTACGAATAGAATAAACACATTGGATATCCAAAGATTAAATTCTTTAGAATCCGTAACATCTTCGTTTGAAACCAAAGGTAGAAGTGTAATAAGTTCATCTGCACAAATAACTGCATTAGGATTTACAACATCATCCTCCGATTTAACATCACTTAACTCATTTACATCTTCCCAATCCGCATTGAATACCGCATTTACAAATGGTATAAGTAGTAGATTAACAACATCTTCATTTGAGTCATTTAGTTCATCGGTTCATCAAAGAATATTAGATGCAACAAACGAACAATCTTTTAACGGATTGATTAGTGGTTCTTCACAATTGACAAGTTCATATGATGAGAGATATATAATTAGTGGTAGTATTACACAAACGACTTGGGATAATATAAGTGGAAAACCAAATGGATTAGTTTCACAATCTACCGATTTAAGTTCTATAAATACATTCACTCAATCAATAGATAGTAGAGTAGATAGTTTGGAAAATTGGAGTTCATCATTAGATGATACTTTTGCAACCGATTTACAGGTTTCTATCGTAAGTAGTTCAGTAGCAGCAACAATTGGTATAATATCACAAAATACAGGATTAGTTTCTACTTCTTCTTTCAATCAATACACTGCAAGTATTTCAACTGCAAGTTTAGTAACATCAATAAATAACTTAAATACTTTTACCGCATCACAATCTACATCATCATTGGTTGATAGATTAAATGTAATTGAAAGTGTAAGTGGTAGTTGGATTACTGAAAATGAAACTGGTTCATTTTTGACAAGTTTGGATGGTGCAATAAGTTCATCATCACAATTAACATCTTCGTTTGACACAAGATATACTTTTAGTGGTTCAGTTCAACCTTTACCATCTGGTGTAATTAGTGGTTCTTCACAACTTACATCTTCATTTGATACAAGATATACTTTGAGTGGGAGTGTTGTAAGTGGAACAACCCCAATAGGAACTATTAGTAGTTCTGCACAAATTTCCGCATTTGGATTTGTGAGTGGTAGTTATGTAACAACATCATCATTTAATGCATTTACATCATCTGCATTAACAACGGGTTCAAACACATTTAGTGGTTCACAAATTATTACAGGTTCGTTGATAGTAAGTTCATTAGCAATAGTAAATGGTGGAGTAACGATACCAACTGGTTCAACTATATCTTTGACAAGTGGTAGTAATCTTTTTGTAGATGCAAGTGGTGGGATTACGGGTTCATTAAGTGGTTCGGTTTTTGGAATTGGTGATGTAGTTGCATTTAGTTCTTCTGTTAATACAAGAATTAATAATATTGTTTCTACACCTGCAGGAACTATTAGTGGTTCTTCACAACTTACATCTTCATTTGATACAAGATATACTTTAAGCGGTAGTGTTCAACCATTGCCATCAGGAGTAATTAGTGGTTCATCACAACTTACTTCATCATTAGACACAATATATTTAACAATTGGCGGTGATAATGTAATAAGTGGTTCATCACAATTAACGGCATCGTTGGATACAAGATATGCAGCTAGTGGAAGTGTTGGTGGTGTGGCACCTGCAGGAACTGTGAGTGGTTCATCACAATTGACAAGTTCATTAGATTTAAGATATTTGGTGACTGGTTCAGTAACTTCATCAATTTTACAATTAAATATATTTACATCTTCGATAAATGTTTGGAGTAGTTCATTGGCAACAACGGGTTCAAACACATTTAACGGAAACCAAACAATAACAGGTTCGTTGAATTTAACAAATGGAAATATTGTTGCATCACAAATAACTGCAAATACTTCATCACTTTATTTAACAAGTGGTAGTAATTTATACATTCAAAATAATGGTATAGCGGAAATTAGTGGTTCATTGTTAGTTAGTGGTTCTACTACATTTACAGGTTCAATAAGTATTAGTAGTGGCTCAATCACAATGCCAAACAGACCTGCATTTAGAGTAACCGGTGCAGGCGGAGGAACTACTGCAGTAACTACATTATCCGGTAGTATGACAACAATTGACTTTAATCAAGCAAATTGTTGGGATAACACTACGGGAACATTTACTGCACCAATTGCAGGACTGTATCAAGTAAATTTAGTTTGTAGAACGAACTCAAACTCTTCTTCATCGGGACAAATTATTGTATATAAAAATAATACGGGTGGAACTACTGGAACACCACAAGTAATGATAGAATGGGCAGCAAATACAACAATGAATCATGCTGGGGGTTCTACTATTTCTAAATTAGCAGTAGGAGATACTTTAAAAGCAGTAGTTGCAGTAGGAACACTTTCATTTGATGGAAACGATAATTTTTCAGTAGCATATATAGGATAAGGTTATGAGTATAACATTTTCAAAGGGATTTAGTATATTACCAATACCTACATTTATAAGTAGTGGGCTGGTATTACATTACGACCCATCTAATACCGCATCATATCCTGGAAGTGGAACAACGATTACGGATTTAAGTGGAAATGGTAGAAATGGAACAATGTCAAACATATCTTTCACTTCACCATACTTTACATACAATGGTTCTTCTTCACAAATTTCGGTTGCAGATAATGCATTGTTAGAACCAGGAAGTGGTGATTGGACATTAGAAGTTTGGGTTAATCAATCGGTAGCTGGAAATGATGTAGTACTTGGTAAATTTAATACAGGTGGTTTAGCATCAAATGTAAGTTATAGTATTAGAACAACATCTTCAACATATTATGCTCAATTCGGTTCGGGTACAGGTTCAGGTTCTACATTATACCAAAATAGTTCAAATCATGTTGGAACACTTAATAATTGGTATCAAATAGTTTATGTATTTACTAATATTACAACTAACACACTTGAAACATTTGTGAATGGTAGTAGTATAGGTAGTGTAGGACATAGTTTGGCTAGTTTATTAAATACAACTACAAATTTATATATAGGTTCATACAATGGTGGTGAATACAATCAATGGTTTGATGGAAAAATTGGTATAACAAGATTATATAATAAAGCATTAACTGCATCGGAAGTTTTAAATAATTACAATGTAGATAAATCTAAATACGGATTATAGTATGGCAATAGAATTTATAGGACAATTTGGAGGCAGTTTAAGAATTGGTTCAACAGCTTTGTATCCATTTACATCATTTACATTTACAACGGTTGGAGCTAGTGGTTCTTTGGG